ATATTCCTCGCGAAATTCACATGCCGTATTAAATGTAAAATAATCACATTCCGGCACAATTAAAAGCATTTTGGTGATTGTGACATATCTTGTGCAACAGTTCAGGCTCGACAAAAAAGATTTTACCATTCTTATGTAATCCACCTTTTACTCTGTTTCCGTGTTTGGCTCATCCGTCATGTCCTGCATCTTCGGCAGCGCCGCCTTTGCGGTCGCCTCGTCCTCGCCGTACCATTTCGCGCGGTATTCCCAGTGGTTCAGAATTCCGTCAGCGAGGTCAAGCCGGTCGTTTGCCCGCTCTTGTTCCTTCTTCTCAGCGTCGTCAAGGATGGAATCGCCCCAACTGTAATCGGCGTTGTACGTCCCGGCAGGCGCGAGGTTATAGAGTGTTGCGTATGTATCGAGCGCATAGAGCAGGCTGTCAAACGTGTGCTCAAGCGCCGTCTGGATGCTGTCGATCAGCACATATTTGCGCTGCTTGCTGTTGCGGATCTCCGTCGCCGTCTTCTCGATGGTCTGCGGGTCGGAAATATCTCCATAAGCCAATCCGACGTTGAACTCGATACGGCGAAGCGTATTCTGGAAACCTCGGTAGATTGCTTCGTCGCGGATCTGCGGCTCGATGTACTGAAAGAATTCGCCGGACGGGGAGAACGGCCCAAGCTCGAACATGCGCTTGTTGAACATGTCCGCAGTCGAGCTCGTGCCGTCCATCAGGACTTTGCGCTCGCTGGAGCGATATTCCCAGCGCAGGCGCTCCCACTGCTCGTCGGCCTGCTTGATCAGCTGCACCGTAGCCGCGTCTCCGTATACGGACATTCCGCATGGGCTGTTTGCGTCCGTTGTGTTGGCCGCAGGCGGGCGGAAGTACGCGAAGAGCGGCCCGCTCATATTCTGGATCGTGATTTCCGGCTGAATGTCCGCCCATTCCGGGACGGCATTCAGGGGTGCTTCCGCGCCGACCGTGCCGGAGGCGTCGCTATAATATGCTTTATTGCGGATCGTATAGGTCGTGCCGTCCAGCTCGTGCGATTCGAGGCGGATAAAATACTTCCCGCCCACTTTCGCGGGCTTGTCCCGGAATACGCCTCCGATGCATCGCCCGGCAGGATCAAATTTCGTCGGCTGGAACGCCGCCGCGCCGGTCACGTCGACCAGCAGCTGCTCACCGTAGATATACGGCTTAAATGCCACGCCGCCGAGCGCAAGCCCCAGTTCTAAGGCGCTGTGAAAATTCTCTTCCGCCCGCTCAAAGCAGTCTTTCAGATAATCCGCACGGGCGCTGCCGGTGATGTTGGCCGTCAGCTCGGCCAGCGTAGGTCGTGCAATCTCCCGGCAGATCGCTGCCGGAAGTCCGACAGCAGTAACATCGCACGTCTGCCAGGGCGGATTTCCGGTAAACATCGCGTACCAGAGGCTTATATTCTGCTCCATCTTCGGGCTAACTGCCGGAGATACGCCGAATTCCCGCTCGGCCACCGCCTGCGGGAAAAGCATATTCCGGAACCATCCCCGAATGTTTGTCAAAAAGCTCATTTCTTGATTTCTCTCCTCAAAACGGTCATGCAGAAATATCGAATCGCGTCCATGCAATGGTCGTTTTCTTTTATCACGCGGTCTTCGCCTGCGTCTTTGTCCCAGCTATAAAGGCCAAATTCCCGAAATGCGTTTTTGCAACTCTCATGGAATTTGATTATGCCGCTTTTGATGCAGGCCCCCGTGAAGCGAATGCCGTCCAGCACGGCGTTGTTTGCTTTCCATACAGAAAACTTTCCGTGCCGCCGGATGCACTCGGCAAAGGACGCTGCCGATGGGTCGAGCACGACACGCTCAATGCGGTATCCGTCCGCGAATGCCTCTAAGTCTTGATAATATTCTTCGTCAGTCTTCTGCCGCCCGCTCTCGCGCCCGCTGTGGTAATATTCTTTCTCCATGACGGCCTTGCCTCCATATTCCCGCCACAATGCAAAGACGGTAGGGTTCTGTGTACCGTAGTCCGATGAGATCCAGTACCGCCCCGGCCCGCCCCGCTCACTCGTGATGTTTCTGGCCCGATCAAACATCGGATATACCAGTCCTTCGGCACGTACCCAGAGGCCGAGAATGTAGCGGTCGTAATAAACCGTCCCTTCGTATTCTTTTTTCAGATTTTCTTTAAAAGATTCCGGCAGGAACGGATTGTCGTCGATCGTATATGTCTGGCTGAAAATGTCCGCGTCACTGTCCAAGAATCTTTTCAGCCAGTGGTTCGGATACTGCGGATTGTATGTCCCATCGAAACAGGAGTATTCTTTGTCAAGGCGGCTTTTCAGCAGCGCAAAGACTTCTTCCGACCAGTCAGCAACTTCGTCCCCATAGCAATATTTAATCGACGCGCCGCGGATCTTTGACACCTGGGAAACCTTCTCGGCACCGAGGCAGTAACATTTCTCTCCGAATATCCATGCCGTATTGTCGCTTGAGATCGTGCCGACAAGCTCGTCCCCGTAAATGTTCCGCATCGGCTCCAGCACATTTCGCTCAATCGTGGATTTTGTTACGCCGAGAATGACGGCCAGACCATCTTTTCCGATTCGCTCACGAATCCGAATCGGTATGATCCATCGAAAATCGAGGTAAGTCTTCCCGCTTCTGGTGGCTCCGCCCTTGAAGTTCCATCGATGCGTCCCGTATTTTACAAATTCACGTTGTTTCGGACTTAACAGCATCTTGGAACTCCTTCAGCATCGAATCAAGCTTCTCCATTGTCGTCCTGTTGCGGTCGGAAGCAGCTGCGTAACGTTTCATAAGACTTTCACCGGCTTTCAGCCGGTCGGACAGCGATGCGTCCATGCCGAACTGGTCTTTGACCTCCCCGCGCATGACCGCAGTGTAAAATTTCAGAATTTCGTTTGAATCCGCGACCTGCGCCGCTTCCTGTTCGTCCAGCCTGCGCTTTATATACGCAGAAATAGCTGGTTTTGATAGGTTTTCTGCCGCAATCACTCTGCATGATGTTTCTTTGTACCCGGCCTTTTTCGCTGCTTCTGTCGCGTTCCCGGATTTCAGATATTCTTCGCAGAATCGTCTCTGCTTCGGCGTAAGCTTTTCATCCGCCATCGCTGTAAAGGCTTACCAGCAGCTTCACCACATCCGCAATCTGGTAAGTTTCCAGCAAAGTGACATTCTTCGGTTTTTCATCAGGTCGATATTCGTAAACCATGTATTTCGTCACCATCCTGTCATTTTTCGCGGAATAGGTCTGCATTTGATTGATTTTTATTTTGATTCCGTTGTACAAGAGCGCTGTTTGCAGCTTGTGTGCAAGGGCGCGCAAACTCGCCATAGCCGCTCCTTTCTGCCTCATTCTTTCGTTCTCGTGTCTCCGTGTGTGAATAAATATATTTATTCACACCGGAGAACACGAGAACAGGAGGAGGAGGTTTCCGCAGAATGCTGCGGTGCCGATGAAAAAGGGCGTAGAGTTGATCTCTACGCCCTTATAGTAAATGTTAAATTTGGCTCTGGGACGCAGACTTTTTCATAAAAGCCCTCTTTTTTGCCCCACAAGGCGAATAAATTGCCTGTGCCACTCCTGCGCGGTGCGTTCGGATACATAAACCGCCATCGCAGCGCCCTGCAGGGTATGCGTTCGCTTCCAAAGCACCAAGTCTATAAGCCGGATCCGCTCCGCGCCATCTATGCGCTGTTTTGTTTCTTCAATGGCAGCCTCGACGGCGGAGAACTCGTCGTCCGTCAACCGTCGTTTCTCCTTTTCGGCAATATTCTTATCCTTCTCATAGATGCGGATCATCCACTTTGCATAAGGCCACCATCCGCAGCGCGGCGTGCTCATTTGAAAACTCCCTCGTCTTCATCGTCGTACTTTGCGCCCTTAATCTGTTCCATCGTCTACGCCCTCCATCATGGCCTTGATTTCTGCGGCATTTGCCTTGATAATATCCAGCACGATCTCGCTTTGGATGTGGTGGGCAAACACGGCCTTGTCCTGTGCATCCGCATTGTAGTAGCCCGTAAGCGTATTGCCCGCTTCCGTTTTTGCCACAATCGCGATTGCAAGCGGCTTGGATTTATAGAGCGCTTGCAACGCCTTTTCCAGCCACGCCGCATATTCCTGCTCTGTGATCCCGCCCATCAGTAATGTTGCCTCCCTTCGCGCTTTGCGCGGTTTGCGTCCCGCAGCGTCCGCATGCAGCCCCGCGTGGACGCGCACCACGTCATGTCTTTTAGGCGCTCCTGCTTGTATCTGTCCGCCTCCCGGCGGAATGCTATGTATCGGGTGCAGTCCGTGTGGCAGCCGGTATGCCTGTCCGCACAGCCTTTGCACGGAGCCTGCACCGGTGTGAGCCCTAGATTTCCCTGCATTCGTCCACCCTCACACATACCCGCTTGTCGTTGACCTCTACGACATAGCCTGTTCGATTTGTCCTGTATTTGTACTTTTCGGCTGGATACACCTTCCCGCAGACAGGCCGCATTTCCGGGTATACCGGAATCGACCGTGTAATCAGGATCTGCACGCGGTCAGCTCGCCCCGTCGCAATCGCCATATGCGCCACCCCGGCGCATTCCACGCTGCAAAAATTATATTTTGCCTTGTACTTCGATGGAGCCCGCATAAACGTTTTCCCGCAGGTGTCGCACGTCAACTGTATCGGCGGCCTCGGCGGCTTGCGCTTCACTTTGCTCATGGCCTCCACCCGGAAATCCATTTTGCCTTTTCCCAGCCCGTCAGCGTGCAAAACTTGATATAATCCGGCAGATCCGACTCAAGAATCGCCTCTCTTATCAAAAGCGAAACAAACACGGCAGCCGCAAATAAAAGCAACATTTCAACGAATTTTTTCACTTACAGCTTTACCCCCTTTATGTACTTGTCGAAATACGTCACGGCGACAGCCATCGCCGCCCACATATCCTTTGCAAATTTGACGCCATTCACGTAGAAAAACCCAGGATTTGCTTTTGTTCCGACAACTCCATACCTGTCTATCAGGGCCTGCCGGATGTTTGCATCTTTGGCAGATAGCGAGCCGCACAGATCCAGCTTTTCTTCCCGGCGGAATATCCGCGTCGGCCCATATCCAGTCTGCCACAACACGGTTTGCCAGAACCGTCCGATCCAAACGCACGTGTCGAAAACCTCTTGGCCTACCGTCATGCCCATGCCCGCGATCATCTCGATTGCCACGTCATGGCCGTTCCCGTAAAGCTTCCGCTCAAGCATCGGCAGCAGTTCATTGTTACCTTTCTTCCCGGCCTCCAGCACGCGGCGAATTTCTTCGCCGTCGTGCTCAACGATGACATATCCAGATTTGGTATTGCCTGGGTCAATCGCCAGAATTGTTCCCATTGGGCCACCTCCTTTGTTCAAAGTCTTTGCATTCCTCTCCGGAAAAGTACCTCCGTTCCAACTCCTTCTCCGAGAACCGTTCGGCCTTGTGTTTCAAGCACCGATACGGGTAAACGTAGTTCTTTCTGTATTCCAGGTTCTTGCAAGTCAAGCAGCAATCCTGCATCAGTTTTCCTCCTTGCACCGCACAACCGGCACAGCGTCTGCGGGCGGAAAGTTATCGACGGTAGTAACTGCCCACGGCTGGACATACGGTTTACACTTATCAGCCGCCATCCAAATCCAGTGATCGTCTTTCCAAATCAAAAACGCGCTCATCTGCGGGTATACGGCGTATACCCAGAAAACGCCACCGGATAAAAGCTCAATCTGAAACATTGTCGTTACCTCCATCCATCTTCGCCCCGCAGTTGGGGCAGTATTTGTAATTCAGCAAGCTCACGTCATCGTCCGTCTCAAAGCACCACTCTTCGCTGCAAAGGGAGCACTGAATTGTTGTGAGGCTATTCCAGTCATCATCTGCTCGCAGCCATTCCCCATGCACCACCTCCGCAACGTCGGCGGCGGGCACTTTTTGCAGTTTATCGAGCAATCGGCTTACCCTCATCACGGGCGCCATGCACGCCTCGCTTACCCATTCATTTGCTGCTTTCACCGCCGCCTCGCGGCTGATGTATTCGTCAGGCATGTCCGCCATGCTCTCAAACCGCAGCCCGCTCATTCGGTCACGCCTCTACTGCAAAATGAGTAATATTTCTTCTCAATCATTTGGTCGATGCAGCCTTTGTAACATCCCCGGTGGACCGTCCGGATATAGCCCCTGTGCCAGATCCATTTCCACCAAGGAAGCCGACCCTTAAAATGAAAGTCATGCTCTCCATCCTTGTCCAGCCACATCCAATGTGGACAAGGGCATTCATTTAGAAAAGCTGGCAGGTACATGACCTTTATAGATGGATTTCGCAATTTTGCCTTCAGCATTTCGAGGAGGCAGTTACTATAAAACTCGCCCCTCCTTGCGCGTTTCCTGGTCATTTTGCGCCCTCCATTTCCTGCATCGCCCGCTCGACCTCTCCAATGTCAAAAAGCCCCACTTTCAGCCCGCTCGGCGTATTCTGTCCATGCGCATACGCCGTCAACTGGATATTCCAGTGATCCGGTCTGTAAGAAACTCCGTCCCGCGCAATATCAATGCTAGAATATCCCTTGCAGGGCAGCACCACCACTCGCCCGTCCTTGTCGGCCTCGGCAAGCTCGCGGAGGCGGCTAGGCTCCACGCCCAGCGCCTGCGCTGCCAGATTTATCATCGCGTCCTCCGTAAATGGAGCCTTGATTTCCTCCGGCGTCAGCCCCGTGTCCTCGTAGGCTTTCAGCCGTCCGTACAGATCGCGGGCCATCTTGCGGAAAATATCCTTGCCAAAGCCGTTGCTCGTTGGGCCGTTGATTAGCACGTTGAGCGTGCTGTCCCGGTTCTGCTTCCAGTCGATTTCCTTGCCGCCGATCACAGCGTGCAGAAATCGGTCGGTGTCCGGGTCTACGTTGATATTAGGACTTGTCAGTCGTTCCATAGCTCTTCCTCCACATACCGCCAGCTCTGCGGCGGGCGGGTGATTGGCCCGGGCGCAAGGCCGTATTTTGTCTGCCGCAGGCCGGTAAACTCCCACAGATCGCGCGGGTGATCGTAAATCCTGAGGTTGGAAATGTGCCATCCGTAGCCGACGCCGCCGTCCAGATACTTCTCCAGCTCGTCTTTTGTCAGGCAGGCATCCGCAAGAAGCGTATCAAGTGGTGTGCAGTCCATGTTCCAATCGCAGATGCAATATTTCGGCGGTTCACAGATTGCTCCTACTCTGACGATCCTTTCAAGAATGTCGTCGCACACAAACTCGCCGATGACCTTTTGCCGCTTATCCAGTAAGCCAGTGGTCGGCGCTTTTTCCGTCTTTATGAAAACCGGCTTGCCGTGATACGTCTCTCCATAATTCTCATCGCCGTCTTTCATAATGGTGAGTAGCTTTTCCTCCGGTTTTGTGCAGTAGATATAGCACTTAAACGGCGTATCCATCTTCGGACGCGTCTTGCGCACCTCAATGGTCTTCCGCCCGTTGATGATCTTCTCACACCACTCCGGGCGAATGCTGATCAAAACAGCTTTCATGCCTTGTCTCCTTCCTCCGGCGCTTCGAGCTTCATAAAACACCCCCAAATGATTCGCGCCTGCTATCGCAATACACTGCGGCCGGATGTGTTTTGTTGAACCAGATCGTGCGGGAACCGCACGTAACATCAAGAATTTTCTTTTTCATTGTGTTCCTCCGGCGCGCCGCGCCATTCCCACGCATTCTTGTCGAGATGACACTCACGGCATTTGCACGTCTTTGATTTGCAACTGGAGCAGTCGCGCGTATCGCACGCATACTTGCAAGTCTTGCAGCTCCGCGCATCCGCGAGGTCTGCTAACGCCGCGTCCCTCTCGGCTTCTGCCTTCGCGTTCTCGGCGGTCAGGCGCTCGATCACGTTAGCAGCCGCAAACTCGATGTATTCCCGCCGATCTTGGATTTCTCCGACCTTGCAGTTTTCGCACGCGTCGTCGTGTCCAATCCCCTTCGCGCAGCACCGCAGCGCCTGCACGATTTTCTTTTCTGTCATAGCGTGTCCTCCTCCATTCCTTCAAGAACCATTTGTCCCGGCAAAACGCCGTCCTCCATCCACCAGCGATACACGTCTTCTCCGGTCTGCCAGAGCCCGCTCAAACCTTTTCTTTTTTGGCATTCGAGCATCCTGCCGAACGCCCTGATGTAAGCATCCCTGTATTTTGGGTATCTAGTAAACTGCTCTTTCCGGTGTTTCCCAGCCATCGGGCATCCGATGCAGCCAATACGAGCAAATCCGCAAGCATAAAGCGGGTTCATGCAGATTTTTTCTGCCGCGCAGTAATCCCAGATATCGGCATTCTGCCAGTCGACAATCGGGTTTACGGTTCGCGTACCTTTTAACTGGCAATTTTCCAGCAGCATGCGGCGTTCATCATTATCATCCATGAGGATAATCCGCTTTGCCTTATCCCTGTGGAGCTTTTCCATAATGCCGCGGGTCGTTTTGCGCTTTTGCGATTCCGCCCAGCGAACGCCGGTAGCAATCCAGCGCCCGCTCCCGCTGGTTTCTTTGAGTTCAGCGCAGCAGTACCGTACCAGCCGCGTCGGCGGCATACGTTTTTGCGGGATCAGGTTCCACATCGTCACATTTCCGCCGTCCGGTGTGCGGTGGGTATCGATGTCGCATTTTACGCCAGCCAGCTCCAAGCGGCGGAAGGTATCCCGCACATGCCAGACGGTCTCCGGCGCATCAGCTGTCGTCAGCGAGTGCAGCACCTCGTACGGGATTCCCGCCGCGCCAGCCAGATGCAGCAGCACGTCCGAGTCCTTGCCGCCGGAGTATGTAATCACAAGCGGCTGCTTGTACAGGCGCAGGCTCATATCCGAGGCCATCCGCAGCCGCTCAATCGCGGCTCGCTCTAGATCCATCGGTCCAGCTCCTCCTTCAGTGCCCGGAAAATCTGGTATGCCTGCTGCGGCACTACAGCATTTCCGAGGCATTTAAGTCTGTCCACCCTGGCGGGAATCCCATGAGCCACTCTACCCACGTCGGGTTCAGCTGCCCAGCAACGTCCGTCCGCAAGCTCCTGTGATTGTTTCCGCCGTGCGATCCCTGCGCATCCGCTGCGCAGGGCGTTGTCCACAAGCCTTTCGTCCGCGCAAGCACGTGCTCCCGCAGATTGGATAAGCCTCCACGCTCCCCCTGATCGCTTGCAAATGTCGTTTTCCCGTCCGCAATCAAATTGATTCTCTTTTCGGATGCTATCGTGCAGCCTACTGTCGTCGGTGTCGGCCACATCTGCGATTCCGACGAAGAATACCCTGGACCGTCTGTGCCAAGCTCCGACAGCCGCAGCCTCAAAATTAAACACGACGACGTGATAGCCAGCACGCTCCAGATCCTTGACCACCTGCCCGGCGGCAATCTTGATGATTCCAGGTACGTTCTCACCGACAACGCAACGCGGGCGCAGCTCGGTGATAACTCGGAGCATCTCCGGCCAGAGGTAACGATCGTCCTCTTTGCCTTTTTGCTTTCCAGCCACGGAGAAGGGCTGGCATGGGAATCCGCCGGAAATAACGTCAACTGTTCGTAGGCCTGTCCGCTCATAAAAACTCTCCTTTGTCAGTGTCCGGATATCCCGCCATCGCGGCACGTCCGGCCAATGCTTTTCCAGCACCTTCGTCGGGTAGTCGGCAAACTCACACTGCCCGACGGTCGTAAATCCGGCCCACTCGGCAGCCAGATCAAGTCCGCCGATCCCGGAAAACAGGCTCAGATGCGTCAGCATTTTGTTTCCTTCCCCGTCGGCGTCAGCTTGGCCAGCATGATCTGGCCCAGATCCGCCACGTACACCAGCCGCCCGCGGCTGTAGACCATCAGCTTGTCGCCCTGGATTACCATCCGGTCAGCCTCAATATTGGTCAGATCGTTGCAGCAGTCACAGACAAATCTCATGTCTTGTCCTCCTTGTTTTCCGCAAGCATTCGCTCGACCGCCTCCAGCTGGAACGCATCAAGTTCGTCCCCGTGGCGCTGGACGCCATGTTGCATCCGAGCGGAACCCTTCGATATAGGCCCCATCACCCTGTCCACAGCCGCACGTTCCAGCGGATTCAGCTCGTCGTGGTGCCCCTGCACGCCGTAGCCGGGCTTTGCAGCACGGCTGTACTGCGCAGGCTTTGTTCCGCCTTTATCCTGTTCTTTTGCCAGCCAGCGGACGATAAACGCATTGATCCCGCGTTTGGTCTTCCGCTTGGCCGGATTTGCGTCCAACCAGCCCCTCATGTTCCGCAGCTGCTGTATCACGTCGACAGCAGGGTACAATCCCGCCCATTCCTGGCATTGCTCCACGGAAACGGAATATTCCGTTCCATCATTCAGCGGCAGAGAGATTGCTGGCGGCGTGGATGCCGCTTGCGGCTCCGCGCTATCTTCCGCATCTCGAATAGCGAATTCGATTCTCGATTCTCGATTCTCGAATACGGGAACATCTGCACGCATTTGCTTGCAAGTGATTCCATCCGCTTGTTTCCCTTCATCAGGCGACGGGAACTTGCTTACCTTTGCACGCTGCGTCTGATACTTGCCCCATGTTGGTAGGTAAAGGAAGCGCTTACCCTCAAACACATACAGAGCAATCAATCCAGCACTCGCCAGCCCATGAAGAGCATTTTCTACAGTTTTGAGCGTGAGGTTTTCTTTCAGCGGGAAGAGGCGGTTTTTCACGACCGCCGCTCTCCCGTCAAAGCGTCCGAAATCATCACAGTTTACAATGAGCCGATAAAACAGAACTTCTTCAAACCACGAGAGTTTGTCGACGCTATCGCTTGTGCAGATGCTTTCCCGAATAATTCTGTTCGGCATATTTCAGCCCTCAGAACGGCAGGTCGTCGTCGCTTTCGTCAAGCTGTTTGAACTCCGAAGAGGCCGGTGCAGCGGCAGCAGCATTCTGCCCGTCCCGCTTGCTGTCGCCGAAATAAACGCTTTCTGCGACGATCTCGGCAGTCTTGCGCTTGTTTCCGTCCTTGTCTTCCCAGTTGCGGATCTGCAAACGGCCAGACACGACGGCCATGCGGCCCTTTGAGAAATACTTGCTGACAAACTCAGCTGTATTCCGCCATGCGACAACATCAATAAAATCCGTTTCCTTCTCCGCGCCCTGCGCCGCAAAATCGCGGTCGCAGGCAAGCGTGAAGGATGCAACAGAATTTCCGCTTTGCGTCTGCCGAAGCTCCGGGTCACGGGTCAGGCGGCCCATCAGGACGATTTTATTCAGCATTTGTAGCGCCCTCCATGACCTCGCCGGTTGCCTGATCGACCGGCATATCGTCTACCATTTCCACATCTGCGACAACAGTGGGAACGCTGAACATATCGTCGCTGATCTCCGTCTTGACCGTGCTGTCCTGCGCGATCTGCCGAACAAATTCAGACTTCATCGGGGCATACTTCAGAACCTTTTTCAGAACGGTCTTCTTTGCCATCTCTTCAAAGTTGGTCTGCCACGGGCCGGAGCCGTATGCCTTGCTGTACTTCTGCGCATGGGCGCGAACATCGTCCAGCGTCATGATCTCGAAGCCGTAGCCGCCGTCCTTTGTTTTGAACATCGCCCAGACGTTCACCGGGTCGCCGCGATCTCCGTTCAGCTTCGGGATAAATTTCAGGCTGCATTCTGTGCCATACTCGGCAATCAGTGTATCGTTCGCGTGTCCGACTTGTGCTTGGATCGTCTGGATCTCGCCGGAGCGGTATGCAAGGTCGATCATGCCTTTGTACCCAAGCTGGAACTGACATTCAAGGCGGTTCTGTTTGCCGTTCCAATAAGGAATCAAATATGCCTGCCCAAGCGGCGTGTTCGGCTCCAAGCCAAGCTGCGCGGCGGTCATCATCGCGCCGAGGAAAGATTGCGGCGTACACTGCGCCAGTTTCGGATTCGTGGAAAGTGCGGAAAGCGTGATCCGCGTGAACCGCTCCGGCGTCATGACGGAGGGAAGCGCTTTCTTGATCTCACCCTCCATCTGCTTGATATACTGCTGCATTGTCGGATTTCCGCCGCTCTGTGCCTTCATAGCCGTCTGCGCGGTTGCCTGCTGGATTTTGTTCATGATTCTTCCTCCTGTTTCATTTCTGTAATTTTGAATGGCCGGGCCTGCACCGTTTTATAAAACGGTGCCAAATCGATATCCGGGTATGCCTCTTTAAAGGCTTTGGGCTGAAACGTCTGCCGGTTTTGCTGTTTCCAAGAGACGTTGTATCCGTTGCAGGCGGCCCGCTCCGCCGTACCCATATCGAGCTTGATCGTGTTTTCAATCTCGCGGCTGCGCTCCGCCAGTGCCGCCGCCTGACGTTTGATCTGCATATACTCAGACAGCAGCTGTTCGCGTCCGAACAAATCAAGCTGTTCGCCGCTGCTGTCGGCATAAACCGTGCTGATCGCGTCCGTCGTCGCCTCCGAACCGTCCGGTGTAGGCGGGGTATCTTCCTCGACGCACCGCCAGAAAAGCTTCTCCGCCTCCATCAGCGCGGAGATTTCTGCCTCGTCGCGTTCGAGCGTGTATGTAAAGAATCCGCGCCCGAATACGAGCACCGCCAAATACCAACGGTCAAGGCCAGTGACAGCCAGATAGTGCACACATTGCGCATAGTAGCGTTCAGGAAACTCCACGCCGTTGAACTGCCGAATGTCAAGCGTCGAGGTTGTCTTGCATTCCAGCCCTGCATTTTCACTGGAAATTCGCCTGTCAATGTCTGCGTGCGCCCACGGATACGCGGGGTTCCGAATGATGTAGTTGCAGCGCCGCACCTTTTTCCCGGACGCTTCCTCAAAACGCTTCGCAACATACTCCTCGAGGTCTCTGCCAATCCGCATAGCTTCTGTGTCTTCCTTTTCCGGGAGACGCCCAGTCTTATCCATCCATACCGTGTACGGGCTTGCAAAGCGGCTCATTCCGATAACAGCCGCCGCGTCACTCCCGCCGATGGACTTTCTGCGTTCCTCCAGCCATTCTTCGCGGCTCATCTTCACAGTGGAGATTGTATCGAGCATTTACTCTACCTCCACAAATTCGCCGTTCTTCAGCCGATACCAGGTATCGGCCTTGATCTTCTCACCGTCGACAGTTGCCGCTTTGACAGCAATAATCGGAAACGTCTCTCCGTCCCATTCGCCGCGCTCGACGCAGCAGATCGCGCAGCCAAGAGCACCCATTGCTTTACACTCATATCCGGCTGCAAGAGCAACGCCGGCTTTGCCTGTGGCGGAGGCTGAGCCCTGATCGCCTGTGGCGGAGGCTGAGCCCTGAACGCCTGTGGCGGAGGCTGCGCCCTGATAGCCTGTGGCGGAGGCCGCGCCCTGAACGCCTGTGGCCGATGCTGCGCTCTGATCGCCTGTGGCGGAGGCTGCGCCCAGATAGCCTGTGGCCGATGCTGCGCCCTGATCGCCTGTGGCGGAGGCTGCGCCCCGATTTCCTGTGGCCGATGCTGCGCCCTGATAGCCTGTGGCCGATGCTGCGCCCTGTTTTCCTGTGGCCGATGCTGCGCCCCGATTTCCTGTGGCGGAGGCTGCGCCCTGATAGCCTGTGGCCGATGCTGCTCCCTGTTTTCCTGTGGCCGATGCTGCGCTCTGATCGCCTGTGGCGGAGGCTGCGCCCCGATTTCCTGTGGCCGATGCTGCGCCCTGATAGCCTGTGGCATGATTCTCTTTTTCGGCGTTTGCGCGCTTAATCGCGTCCTCAAATCCGATTTGGTTCTTGACATATTCGATCTGCGCTTTCACGAGGCCGGGAACGCCAATCTCAGCTTTCAACGTCATTTTTTTCGCGACGATTTTACTATCATCCGGTTCACGCTCGTCAGTTACTTCTTCCGCCTCTGCCTCAAAATATCGGCTTTCGTTCGGCGCATAGTGGTTCAGCACATCAATGGGTTGCTCACACGCGTGCAGCCCCGCTTTGCAGAGGCGCGGTTCGCCGTCATAAACAGCGGCTTCGCCGAGCTTGTATTGAAACCCGCGGCACTTCATATCCTTATCCGTGCCTTTATAAACTTTCATGTTGATCCTCCTGTTTCATCTTTCCCACCAGCCACAGCGGCGGGAACAAGTAGCGGTCTTCGTCCTCCGGCTCGTCCGGCTCGTACTCCGACTCGTACTCCGGCTCCGGAATGCTCAAGTACAGGTTTTCGCCGTCATACGCCATTCCGGCTCACCTCCTGGCGGATCAGCGCTTCGCAGAAGCTCTGAACCGTGGAATAGCCGAGCTTTTTCAGAAGCCTGTCCAACTTCTTCGCCTGATCGTCCGTCAGGCGGAAGTAATACCGGTTCACCTTCCGGCGCTTATCGCTGCGGTTCTTCGGCGCGTCCAGCGCCTTGATCGCCGCAGCTGCGTCCGGTTCTAGCCTGACACCGTACTTCTCCGGGTGTTCACATTGCGAAAGCAGCACCTTGTTGAACTTCGGATAGTCGGCCCGATGTACCGCGTCGACGCAGGCTTTCGCACCATGCCGGACGCGGGAATCCGTTAAACTTGACATAGGTTCCTTTCTGCCCTATAATGAGGGCGACAATCGTTTTCCTTTCGGCCTCTGTCGCGTTGCCGCGCGGCAGGGGTCATTTCTTTTTCGTGCGCTCTCGGATAAGTTTGCAGGTCGCGTCCCATTGCTCAAACAGCCTCTCCCAATAGATGCCGCAGAAGAATCGGTCGTCTGCGGTGCAGCCGGAGCTCCATAGCCCGCGCTCTCTGCATATCTCGCAGGGAGTCTTCAACAGATCCGCATCCGTCATGCCAGCCCGTACAGCAGCGCGACGAGTGCAACCAGACCGGTCAGAGCGCATTCATACGTCATTTCCGCCATCCCGGCCACCGCCGACAGGATCATCGCCGCGCCGCTCACCCAAAGGCACATACCCCTTAAGATCCGCAGTGTTGCCTTGCGGGCTTCCAATTCCTCCCGCAGCCGCGCCTGCCGCTCCTCGGTCGTTTCCTCCGGCTCGACCCCGAGCCGCTCTGCAAGATTCGTTCTCATGTTGTTTCCTCCTTCGTCTCCTGCATCCGCCTGACTAGCCGCGCCAGACGGGCGTTTTGTGTCACGAGCTTCTGCGCGTCCAGATCCAGTTCCTTTCGCTTCGGCCCGTTTATGATCTGCGCCGCCTGGCACTCACACACCAGCGCCGCCTCGATCAGATCATGCAGTTCCTGCCCGCTCAATGTGAGGGTGTAGGTCTTTTCCTTCCCCATGGGTCAGCCTCCCTCCTCTGGCGCAAGATTTTCTTTGATCCACGCGTTCAGCTTGCGCGGGAAGACCCAGCAAACCACTTCTTTGTTGACTACTACGGCCACCCCGAACGGGAAAGCCCCGCACAGAAGCGCCTCGCGGAGTGTCGGCGCACTGATCTTCATGCCTGCCGCACGGAGGCGCTCGACCGCTTCGGCGGCGGTCAGTGTTGCTGTTCTACTCATTTTCGTTCCTCCTCCCTGCGTCCAGCGTCATTTTCCTCCTTTCTGCGTTCGATCACGGCCTTAACCGCGTCTTCCAAGCGCTTCCTCGCACCCGGCGGATTTCTTTTCCCGTTCAAGATCATGGACAGATAGCCTTTTGTAAGTCCAAGCTCTGCGGCAAGATCGTCGTATGAAACACGCGCATTGTGCATTTTCCCGATCAGTACGCCTGTCCATTTTTCAGGCATATACACACCTCCATTCTGTTAAAATTGTTGACTGCAACGCCCCGGACGTGCTATACTGCCATTAGCCCTTTTAGGTAAATTCAGGAGGTGGTTGTCATGACCAAACTTTTGAACTTGCCAGTTCCAGACCAAAGAAACGGCGTGATGCGTTAGGGCAAGGGGCAGCGCCAGAACTGCCAAAGTGAGCGGCGCGTCCATAGAAGCGCAAGTTCGTTTTGTGTCAGGATAGTATTGCCGAGCCGGTGGAAAGAACTCTACCAATTCGGACGGATGCAAAGTAATGCAGACGACCATCCTGTGCAGCGCGTTCTGGTAAACAACTCTGGGGAAACCCGCTCGTGAACGAACCACGGGCGGCTTTTCTTTACGCCGCAGTCAACTTTTGAAATTTATTGTTGAAATTGTTTACTGTTTGTGCTACTATGAATTTGCGAGAAACACATTAGCATTGGCGCAAGCGTTGATTTGCTTGGGTCTTGTCTGTTGCAAACTTTTTCAACCACAAGGCAATAATACATCAAACATTCTCAACTGTCAACCGCTATTTGCAAACTAATTCAACTTTCGTCGTATTTAACAATTCCAGAGGTGTATTATTGTGTTTTATGACAACTTTGTTGCGCTTTGCGCTTCTGTAAACAAAACCCCTGCATACGTTGGCCGAGAACTCGGAATTGACAAGTCAACAATAAGCTGTTGGAAAGCGCGGAAGACAAAACCCTCTGACGTAAATGCGCAAAAAATCGCCGACTACTTCGGCATCACTGTCGAAGAGCTGATGTCCGACGACCCGTCTGCAGGCATAAAAAAAGACCCCATCCCGAAGGATGGGGCGGTGAGCGAGCCGAAGCAGAAGCTCCGCGATTTAATTGATGGTTTGCCGGATGAGCAATGTGAAAAGCTTGCCGGGTTTATTGCTGAAGCGCTGAAGCTGATGTGAGGGATTTATGGAAAAGACCGCGTATAGGCTTCTGAAAAAGCTGTATCGAGCCGATTCACTGAGCGTAGACGAGGTGAATGCGTTTTCTTCTCACACAGAAAAGAATCGGCTGAACAAATATGTAACCTATCTAAAGCTCGATAAACTCATTGAGGAATTTTCAATCGGCGGGGAGCCAGACGGAGCGGGCGGAACGGTTAACTCCGAAGACCGAATCAGAATCACATTATACGGCAGGGACTATATCGAGCAGAAAAGAAAAGACTTTTGGGCCTTTTGGCTTCCTTACGCGATCACAACTGCCATTGCGATTGCAGCACTTGTCGGATAGCCTGTTTCTGCGCTTCAGGGGCATTGGACTTGACGTAATCCCCACATGGGTTATTTTTTCCGCAGCCTACAACAAAGTATCCACCGTGCGGAGTAACCTGCACAACAATATGTTCGCATCCGACGCAGGCCAGGCTTTTGCATTCCGGGAGGTTCGCTGTTTCTATAAATGCAGACCGGCGCGTTTTCTCCTTCTCTTGTGAAAGCTGCGATCTCAGATCGCGATTTTCTTCTCTCAGTCGTTCGATTTCTTTTCTTGCAAACAGCATTGTAACCTCCTTAATACATACACGGCCTGTTCGTCTGTCAACGACAAAACGGCAGCTTTTAATTCCTCGCGAACGTTTGTTTTCTTGGTATCATTATCGCATACTTCCCGTAAATTTTCAACCATGGTGCGCTCCTATCTCCATTCTTCCAAATTCCGACGTTTATTTTTGTGCAGCTTCTACATTGCGGTTGCTGGTTCTAAGTGGTAATATGTAATTGTTTACAAACCATATAAGGAGTGCCGCATTGATGACTAAAAATGAATATATTGTGCAGTGCCCAAGATGCGGGGCAGAGTTCCCGGAACGGGAGAAGTTCTGCCCGCACTGTGACACGCCGAACCGGAAGATGATCTGCCGCTCCTGCGGTGCTCAGATCAACGCCAGCGAGCGCGTTTGCAAGGTATGCGGCGCAAAAAACAGGAGAAAAACCGGCTCTTCGAGGAATTTTATTCTGATCGGAGCCACCGTATTGGCCGCTCTCGGCATCTTGCTCTTTCCGAAGCAGCCTAAGCAGGCGGATCAGCCGCCCGCACAGGCACAGGAGGCGGTTTCCCAGACGCCGGAAACTCCCGAACAGTCCACCGCTCATGATGCACCTGAACAATCTTCGCAATCCTTCAATGTGGAAAAGCACTCCGGGACGCTGTTCAGCGGCGGAACAGTTGAAATCACGATTCCGTCCGACTACGTAGGTGAAAACGCCACGCAGGAGGAGCTTGATGCAAAAGTCGCGCAGACAGACGGCTTCAAGTCCGCCACGTTGAATGCGGACGGCTCCGTGACGTACGTTATGACGGAAGCCTGCCACAAAAAGCTGATGCAGGATATGGCGGAGCAGATCGACAGCAACCTTGCCGATATGGTAGGCTCTGAGGACTACCCGAACGTCACTGCGATTGATTCCTCCGACGACTACACAAAATTCACCGTCACGCTGTCTTCTGACACTGTAAACCTTCAGGAATCTCTCATGACCTTGGTGTTCTATATGAGCGGCGGCCTGTATCACTATTTCAGCACGGGCGAACCGGTTGATAATATCAATGTCCGCTTTATAGATCAGTCCGGCAATCTCTTGCAGGAAGCAAATTCAAAGGACATCAACCCAGATGCGCTCTCTTCTGACGTCAATTCCGGCGTCAGCGAGGCCGACACTCCTGTAGAAGCCGCTTCGCCGGATCCTTCTCAGGGCAAATCCTCCGGGAAATTTGTTGCAAGCTCAGACAGCGACAAATTTCACTGGCCGGATTGCCAATGGGCCAAAAAGATACTGAGTGAAAACGAAATCTGGTTCGATTCCGCCGCCGACGCCATAGCCGCCGGATACGGCGCGTGCGGCACTTGCAATCCAAGATGATTCAGATCAATGCAGCACGTGTGGCTCCCGCCGCTCGTCCTGCTCCCGGCCTATGTCCGCGACGCAGGCAAACAGGAGCGGAATGCCCCTGATGTAGTCCACGCTGACGCTATGCACATCTGTCAGCTTCGCGCCGTCGACCGTCACGTCGACCCTCCCGTTGTTTACCCGGATGTTGATGCACTCCATATTTTTTCCTCCTGTCATTTATTATAGAACGATTGTTCTAAAAAGCAACATGGCATTATAAACAAACAGACCGCGTTATTTTTGGGAATCAGGAACCAGATGGTGTACAGGTTATGGGACTGATGATTTGATATAATATTTGGTTTGACCGGCCCCATCGTATCTGGAACATACGGTGGGGCCATTTCAGCAGATGCCGAATTCAGGAACTATCTGCTACGTTTTCATTGTACCAGATAATGTTTGTAAGAAAAGGGCGAATCCTGCGTTCTTGTCACATGTTTTGCATTTTTATATGGAAAATGTAAGAAATAAAACTGAAACTTACGAATGGAGGCGTAATCATGTCCGCAATACAGGATCTCGCTCCGTTTATCGGCGCGTATCAGGGGAAGATCAGAAGGGCAAAAGATGCAAGCGGGATGACGTTGGAGGAGCTGTCGAACGAGTCCGGCGTTTCCTTCTCTGCCGTGAGCCGATTATATGCTGGAACACAAGCGGATCCACGGCTTTACAACTCGGCTGCGCTATGCAAAACGCTCGGGTTGTCGCTCGACGAGCTGTTCGGCCTTGAAAATCCCGTCGGAAGCCCGGAAAAGCTGACCAAGCAGATCCATCATGTCGAGCTTGAAAACGCCAAGCTGGAGGCAACAGCGGCCGCGCAAAGCGCACAGATAAAGTCTACACATACAATGTGTTACGTCCTCGCCCTGTTTTGTATGCTGCTCTCCTTTTCTCTGATCGCCTGCCTTGTGACGGATGCGCAGAGTCGGAGCGCAGGCCTCATTCGCGATGGAGATTTGTCCGTAGCTGCATGGGTTTGCATTGCCCTGATCGTAGGTTCAGCGCTGGCTTCGGCAATTACTTTCTACGCGATCCGAAAAGAACGTGGAGGGAAACATGGAGTGCATCAAGTGTAAAAAAGAAATCCCTGCCGGTTCTGTGTTCTGCTGCTGGTGTGGGAAAAAGCAGGGGGCAGCGCCGAAGAAAGCGTTGAAGCGGGCGAACGGCACAGGCACGGTTTACAAGCTGCAAGGGCGTCGTACCCGCCCGTGGGTAGCCGCAAAGGGCAAAACTATAATCGGATACTTTGACAAAAAAACAGCCGCCCTTGAGGCGCTGGCGCGGCTGCAAGGACGGAGTATTGACGAAATATATAACTGGACATTCAAGCAGGTTTACGAAGCTTGGAAGGACGAACATTTCCGCGAAATCGGAGTTAAGGGTACGGAATCTTACGAACGCGCGTATGATGTCTTTGAGCCATTGCACGACCGGAAGTTTCGTGAACTGCGCACTGCGGATTACCAGGCCATTATGGACAAGTACCGTGATAAATCCCACTCGCTGCTGTCGAAGTTCAAGCAGCTTACAACGCAGATGTCCCAATGGGGAATCCGGCAGGAACTCATAACGACCAACTTCGCTTCGTTCATTAAACTGCCAGAGAATGTGAAGAAAGAAAAAGAGATCTTCTCCAAAGAGGATATACAGAAGCTCGAAGCGGATAGTTCACAGGAAGCGAGGCTTGTTCTCATGCTGATTTATACCGGAATGCGTATCGGAGAGCTATTCGGGCTTCGCACGGAGAACGTATACGAAACCTATGTGATCGGCGGCGAAAAAACAGAGGCGGGGCGAAACCGAATTATCCCCATTCGCTCAGAGGGGAGAAAATACTTTGCAGAATTTAAGGAGCGCGCAAAAGGGGAACTCCTGATTTCCGGGTACAGCGGCCAGAAGGTGATTGCAAACTTCCGTAATCGCGACTATTACCCACTCTTGGAGCGTTTGGGAATCTCAAAGAAAACGCCGCACGCAACAAGGCACACATTTGCAAGCTGGGCTGTTGCAAACAATATCAAGCCAGAATTACTGCAAAAAATGCTCGGCCATGCGGACTATTCTACCACGGCAAACATATATGAACACTTTGATATCGATCAGTTGGTGAACGCGATAGACGCGCCTGTTACTAACGCGTTACTAACAAATCAAAAATCAAGCAAAAAAGAAAAGCCTTGAAACCATTGAGATTTCAAGGCTTTTTTGGTGACCCGCCGGAGATTCGAACTCCGGACACCCTGCTTAAAAGGCAGTCCTTCATAATTTACTCGAACTTTTTAAGCATCTTTTCAGGCGTTTTCAACAGATTCTAAGATGTGGAAAGCATTATTGCGCATTTAAACCATTTTCAGATTTTTTAGGTTACTAACAAATAACTAACACGGTTACTAGCATCAGATACGTTTTATTTTCTGCATTACCGAGTTATATACTTTGTTGTTTACCATTGCAAGTGTATCCATAAGTTCGTCAATGACCGTCCAAGCCTTCGCCGGGTCTTTCCCGGCTACCGCAAACAAAAACTCACTGTCCCCGTACTCGCCCACGGTAGCCGGTTCTGCGGTCACAGGGGAGGGAGCTCCGGAGTAGTAACTCATATACCTACCGCCGTCGTCCCGTTCTTCTTCCTGCATCTGCTTGCGGATCACGTACAGATCCGCAAGCTTAGCGTAATTCTTATAGTCGGATTCCTCATATTCCAGGCGAGCAATCTCTTTCCGGATTTCGGCTGCATCCAACATATTGCGTTCTCCTTATGCCCGCTCGATCTGCTCCATGCAGCGCCGGATAGCCTCGCGCGTTTTATCATCGTCCGCGTCGCGCATCATATCGTCCAGCTGCACGCGCATATGCTCGCGGGCGTCGGTGCGGCTGTAACGGCCCATTGCGTCGCGGCGGCGGCCACGGTATGAACTTCCGCGTCCATATGTGCCGCGCATATCCGCCTCCCACTCGCCGTCGCGGGAATAACCGCCGTCCTCAAGCATTTCGATCTTATAGGTGTTTTTGATGGAGCTCGTCAGCTTCTGGATCGCGTCCAGATCGCCCGCAGACATTTCGCGCTTGTCGGCGATTTCGTCAAGCTCTTTGCAGAGCATTTCACGCAGGTTTCTCAAATCGTACATATTGCATCCTCCTTTCACGATACGCGCTCGACGGTAAGATTGCTGTTTGCAAAATTAACCGCTTGCGTGCTGGTGTTCCGCATACCTACCGTCAGGCAGCAGCCTCTCGGCACGCTCACCTGTGCGGATACATAAACGTTGAAGTAGTTTTCTACCGCTGCCGGTGTCACAGTTGCCGTCGCGCTTGCCAGGGCTTCACCGTTGATGGCAAGTGCGGCTGTGATTGCCTCGACTGTGCCGCCGGTTGGAATTGCGATGTTGCCGCCGTAGGAGACTTTGAAACTCGCTCTGCACTGATTTGTCAGCCCGCGCAGCGTGACCAGGCCGCTGCCCTCGCGGTGCACGATACACGGCTTGCTGCTCACTGCTGTTTCCGTCAGCGGGACGTTCTGCCCGGCGGCGACGCCGACGACGTTGGAATTTGTAAACTCAGCCAATCCCAAACACCCCGCTTCCCGAATTGCCTGCTTTGCAGTAGTTCAAAATCGGCTCCATCGCCATCTTCATCGCCTCTGCGCAGCTCGGCTGCTCCATTTCGTCCACCGTTTTCAGGATACAGGCGTATGTGTAGAGATCCGTGATGTTCATCTTGTACAGATCCACGCCCATCAGGTGATCGATGAATTTCTTCTTGAGTTCCTTATATGTTGCCATAAAATCATTCCTTTCATAAAAATATAGCGGCGGGACGATTGCCCCGCCGCGTTGCTATCGAGTATCGGCAATGGGGCCGATCATTTTCGTGAGGCCACGAAAAAGCTCTACGATGTGGAGTTGTTACGCGCAGTTTCTGCAACCGTAGTTGTAGCCGTTATTACATCCGGAATACTGGTACGGGGCTGGAACCTCAAATGCAGGAACCGGGCGCGGGTTGTAATACGCCAGCTGCCCACTTACGTAGGACTTTAGCGTATCGTTCTGCGCAGCCTGAGAAGCCGCCAGCTGCGCCGCAAATAGCTGCTGGTTCTGCTCGGCAATCTTCGCGTCCTTTGCAGCCAGTTCCTGCGCCGTCAACCTCTGGTCAATGCTGCGGAAGCCGCAGTTCATTGCGTCGATGCAGCAGCTGCCGGAATTGCCCCGCCACCTGCTGCAGCTGATTCAACTGCTGCTGCGAGATTTTCCCGCTTTGCACCAGCTTTTCGACCTCTGCTTTTGGATCACCATGAAAGCTGTTCTGGAATTGCCGGAATTGCTGCACCATATTTTGAAACTGCCCCATCGGGCCGGGCATCTGCCCGCCGCCGAGGGCCTGAAACAGGGGGTTAGCCATCGCTTTCAGCCTCCTTTGTCTTTCTCGCCGGTCTTACGCTGGGGGCCGTCAGCTTGGCTATCAGATCTTCAAACTCTCGGCGTGTCACATATTCCTTGCTCATGTCCCTTCGCGGCGCTGCGGGCGCTGGCGCGGCCTGCGCACGCTCTACAAGGTCGTAGGTCGTCATGGTCGGCTTGCCGCTTGCATCGGCCTTTTTCACATACACGACCGGCGCGTTCATATCCCAAAGCGTAACGGCATTGTTGGGCGCGACGATAAAGTCGTTTGCGGCCTGTTCGTTCGGAATCCAGATGATCGACTGATTCTGCGGCTGCTGGGGCTGCGGCTGGTAGGCCGGCATTTGCGGCGCAGGCTGGTACTGCGGACGCATCATTGGCTCCTGCATTGGCTGACTGATTGGTTGGCCAATTGGCTGATTATAAATCGGCTGCTGATACACATACGGCTGTTGTCCAAACATCATGCTTCCTCCTTTGCCCAATAAAACAGTGGAATTTCACTCCCAGAATCCCACGTGTCAAAATACGTCCCATCTTCCACGCACACAACGTGGCTTGATAACGCCAGCACATACACGCCGCGCGAATGGTTTGCGCAGAAGTCCGCGACGGTGTAGCAGTCCGGGCAGGTGTTCGGTATCACGTTCCGGGTAAAACCATGCTGCCGGAGGTATGCGCCCCATACACTGTTCGCGCTCGGCAGATCTCCCATGATCAGCCCTTGCAGGCACAGGCCGATATACACCTCGTCCCAGCTCTTCCCGGTCGCCTTTGCAATCGCCCGGACGGTACAGTCCCCGACTTTCAGCCCGGCGGGGTTCGGATTAAAATAAGAAAAGCCCATACCGAACACTCCTTTGATGTGTCCAGTATGGGCCTTTTTGCGTTTTGATGTGCCTCAGTTTTGTATCAGTTGTGCATTATTTGTGCTCAGTTTGGGAGGCTTCCGGACGCAGACTTCATCCGTGCCATGATCTCCGGGAGGCGGCGTTGTACCGTGGCGCGGCCAAGATACAATTCTGTCGCAACATCCACTTGCGGGAGCTTGTCGACAAAATAGAGCTGCGCGATCTTCTCATTTTCCCGGCCAAGATTGGCCTGATAGATCACAGTCTCCATGTCCTTCCGCGTCAGCCTGCCGAGCTCCGGCGGCAGCTTGCCGCGTGCCTGCGGTGCCATCGCGCCGCCTCCTTACTTCATCGCCGCAGCCAGCTTTTTCAGAAGGTCGTCGCCGTATTTGTAATCGGCAAGATACTTGATCGTGCTGTCTGCCAGTCCGGCCTTTGCCTTGATCGTCTTCTTGGCCTCCACGACAGCCTTGTCGACGGTTTCCGTGTCGTACTCGACCCACGGGAGCTTTCCGTGCTTCTTCCACACACGGCTGTTGTAGCCGCCCTTGAGGCCGATGTTGCCGACGCATGTGATCTGCACGCCATTGTCCCAGATCGGCGTGCACTCGACCGCAAGGCCGTCGCCGATGTACAGACCCCAATGTCCCGGCATCCACAGGCCTTCGCCTGGGACGAGCTTGTCCCAGCCGGATGCGGATACGTCCTTGCATTTTGCAATCATGCCGTCTGCGGAGACGTCCGGTACCGCGTTTCCGGCGTAGCGGGCGCCGCCGTGGTAGGCGTTTTTGTTGCCGTTCCAGCCCCACAGGATCCCCTTCGTGAGATTCACGCAGTCAAAGCCAAAGTAGCCCTTGCCGTTCAGCGCGCGGAGGCTTGCCTGCTTCGCCGCGCCGTACCAGTCCGGGTACTGGTTCGCCTTTTCCGTGATAATGCCATTCGTCACGGGCGAGCCGAAGCAGCCCCACATATACACGGTCTTGTAATTCTTCGCGACGTCGATGTGCCGCCTGACGAGCTCAGAGGCTTTCATGATACTCATTTCTGTGCGTCCTCCTGCGGTTTGCCTGCCGCATCGATGGCGTCCTGCGCTTTCTGGCTCTGTGTGCCAAAGTAAAACGCGATCACGACGGTATACACCATCATAAAGTCCTGCGAGATCTTCCCGGCGACTGCCATGTACGCAAATACCGCCGTCAGCACCAGCGTGACGATGGATTTGACGCTCAGCAGATTGCCGAGCCGCTTCTTGATGTTTTCCATATGTATGCTCCTTTCAATCTTTCAGCACGATCTCCGCGATGCGTGCTGCCGCTTCCGGGCCGTATTTCTCGGCCCATTTATCCATGTACTTCTGCGCGTACTTCGCGCGGTTCTCATTTTTTGCTTTCCAGAGGTAAAACCCGCTGGAAGCCGTCGTTTCAGCCAGCACCGCAAGCGTGATCTCCGTCAGGTCTGCGCCTGCCGCGCAGGCGATAATGAGTGCGAGGCTGACGAGCGCGCTGCAAATCAGCCACTTTTTACTGAATTCCATTGCTATGCCCGCATTGCGCCTCCAGCTGGTGTAAAAACTTCTTCACGTCGCCGTTCCCGCCGAGTGTGACGTATTTCTGCCCGGCGATCAAACGCTCGGCCATTGGCATTTCCTCCGACATGATGGTCAGGCGGAGAATTGCGAGATACTGCTCGTCCTGATGCTCCTGCATTTTCCCGAGCTTTTTGTCGATCTCGGCCAGGTGCGCCTCCTGCGTTGTGGCCTTGCCGCGCTTTTTCTGTATCGCGCTGACGACGGCATTGACGACCGCCGTCAGCGCGGACGAGCCGAGCACGGCGCAAATGATCGTGATGGTTCCAGCATCCATTTGTTATGTACCTCTCTATTTCCGGCGGGCTAATCGTCCGCCATTTTGATGTAGGTGGTGGTGTCGTCCGAATAGCTGATCGTCGGTAGCTTTGTGCCGCCGAGGACGGCGTAGAGGGCTGGGTAGACTGTCTGATTGAAGGTCGAGCCGTCGCAGGCGTTCCACGGGGCGGAGAGGACGCGGACGGTTGTGAGGATATCGCCGACTTCCTTCGCCTCCATCAGCTTATCCATCGCGTCATTGACGGTCGGGTTCGCCGGTTTCCCGCTCGCGGGCCATACAACGGCCTCCGCCTCAGCTGACAGCAGCGTTTCCCTGTTGAGCGGCGTCCCGGCCTCTAACGGCTCGTCCTCTGGACGGATCCATTCATAGCGCAGGCGGTTCCCGCTCGCGTCATACACGCCGTACCGGACAGCTCCGTTTGCAAGATCGTTTGTTCCGATTCTGTCCTGCATGGCTTATTCCTCCAGAGCTTTAATGTACGCTTTCGTATTTGCTGAAGGGGTGATGTTTGGCAGATACTTATTGTCGTAAGTAAAATCGTGAGCAGCTACACATGGTATGGCATTTTTAGATGCTAATGCAATCACGATTTTATTTGTAGAATCATCTGCGGTGTATCCGCTGCGATGGTCTGCAGCACCGATATCTACGTACTGCCGTGTGTATATTTTTCTGCCTCCTACTGCAGCTTGCAATTCTACGGTACTCCACGTAGGCGTAATCAGATCTGGTGACATGTATAATGTAGTTGTGCCCATTGTAATAATTATATAATTACCAGCAATGTACACTATTCGCATATCGTATATACCATCTGATGTGATATCTGAGGGGCCCGGCACTTGCTGAACACTATTTGTGTCTGGAGTGTAAATGCCCAGAAACGGTTTGAGCGTGCCTGTATTCTTATAGAACAGAATTAACGAGTCGTTGGCCCAGCAAATGGCTTGTATCAGCGAGCCTGATGCTACAGTAGGTAGTTTAACAGCAGTTCCGGCTCCTGTGGCCACGTTTTTAATGACGCTTAGAATATCGGAATTTACATATCCAGATGAACTTTCGCTGTATTCCTCTTGCAGTGTGTACAGAATCTTATTCACAGGATCCCACGCATGAGAGTATGCAACCGGATATTGATATTTCTGCGTCTTGCCGCTTATATGCTGCCACGTTCCGGTCTGTAAGCTGTCTGTGTAGTATGCTCCCGCAAGACCACTAGGCACAATGTAGTACGTTCCATCGTAGTACATATCTCCATCATAGTTAGGCCAGTCCTGTGTGCGACTGTGACTATCTATATTAGGTTCCACTACTCGTGCCGTCCAGCTGCCAAATAGTTCATTCGCAAGATATATACTTCCGTGAGCTAGAATAGCATAGACGTTGTCGTAGTAGTGCACATGCCCAAGTATAAATACATCTGCAAATGCAGAGATGTCCCACTCTGACCACGACGCTAGATCACTCGACACCATCAAGCGACGTGTCGTACCAGTGCTGTAACTTCGAAACCAGTAGCCATTTGCATAGGACACTACATCGTCTCCTGCGCCTTGCTGGTTGCTAACTGCACTTATTGTCCATAGATTTGGAGTTGCGGCACCTCGAAGTACGCTACACAGTTGCGGATACTGCTCTGCAGAGATTAACTGACCATTACATTCAAGCCACGCATCGGATGGTTTAACTCTTGCTGTCATAAGAATATCACCGATTTTAAACGTGCCCTTCTGCAACTGCATTAGAGCCTGGCTAACTGTTGGATCCTCTGGTCTAGTCTCTACGTCAGCCCAAATCTTTTGAGCTGTTGCATCAGACAGAAGATTCGCTTTATTAAGAGGAGTTCCCTCAACCGTTGGCGCATCCTCGCGCTTCATGTATTCGTAATGGTTCAGGCTTCCGTCGGCATTATAAATGCCATACCGGATCGCGCCATTGGCAAGGACTTTTGTCGGTTGACGATCTTTCATATCAAGCCTCCTGTCGCGCATTCCGCCGCTCCGGTGTAGCGGAACGCCTTTGTGATGTTGTCAATCAGTTCCTCGCAGAGCGCAAGAATGCGCTCGATGTCGTTTGCGCCTGTGTAGGTCAGGCGGTTCAGCTCCGGCGCGTCCGGCGTCCCGGCGGGATACGTGAGCGCGTTGCGGATGTCCTGTATCTGCCGCCGGTATTCCGCCGCCTGCGAGGCCGTTGCAATGTCCGTGACGGCCCAATCGGTTTTTGCAGACCATGCGATACTCATGCCGCAGACCGGCGCAAGACGCGCCGCCAGATAGTTCAGGGCCGTTCCCACGCGGTTGAGATCAGAGGCGTTGTACGCGCCTTTCATCCCCGCAAGCCATTCCGCCTGCTCGGCTGCGGTCATGCCCGCGAACCCCTTCGCCGCCAAATCCCGCACTCGCTCCACATCCGCCTGCGTGCGGTCGGTGATGAGGGTGTCAATGATGCTCTTGGTGTCCATGGCGTTCTCCCTTCTTCGTTATCAGATCGGCACGAAGGCCGCGTCCGTCCACTTTGCCTTCTTCCCGGCCTCGCCCATCCAGACCTTGATCTCGCCGTTGTGCGTGTAGTAGGCGTTCTGGATGAGGACCATGCCGGAGGCCCAAACAATTGGGTTGTCCGCCGTGCCGGCTTTCACGGCCTGCTCGACGTACTCCTGCCGGACGAGAATGTCGTTGACGTAGATATTCCGCCAGTCGAAGCCCAGCTTGTCCGACTGCGTGACGGCCTCCGTGATACCGCCTGCGGCCTGCACTAGCTTGCCGTCCTTGATCGCGGTTTTGAGCTTTTCCAATTTATCCTGCGTCATAGACTGCCTCCAATTCTGCAAGTGCGGCTTCCGCCTCGGTAAGCGGGACGGCTGCGCCATGCTGCTCGTAGGCGCCGACCGGCTCCGTTCCTTTCATTGCGTGTCCCTCCGTCCGGTACACTGTATCGGTCAGCGTTCTGGATTCGTTTCCTTCTTCATCCATAATAGTCACAGCCATCTTCGCGCAAAATCCTTCTGCCTGATCTTCCTTGCACGGGACATAACAACCGTTGCCGTGCAGTCGGATGGGCACAATACTGTCCGCATACCCGGCAAACGCGCCGCCCTGTTTTACTGCATACATGGCGTCCCTCCAAATTTCTCTTGATAGATTTTTTCCAATCGCTCTGTGCTTGCGGTACGCAACCGATTTTTCCAATATCCGTTTTCCTGCCCCGGCCATTTTTCGTCTGTAAAGTCTTCACCGCAGCCGTGCTTTGCATACCATCGATAGAGGCGCTCAATCATTTCTTGCCGCATCGCGCCCTCTGGTGTATTCTGTCTGAAATGCTCCCATCCGTTTTCAGACGTTGCAGCGCATATCCGTCTGCCGTCCGCTGCAAACAGGAACCCTTCGATCTCCGATACCACAGTTCCGTACCGGAGATTGAATTCTCCATCTATTCCAACTCCACGGAACCGCTTATACACGATATACTCCATGTGCTTTTCCCTCATACGCAAAAGCCGGGGGCGAAGCCGATGGAATAGTCCGCGCCAAGGACGATGCTGGCGTTGCCGCCGGTGAACACAAACACGAAATTGCTGGAGTTGTTTATAGTCTGGGAACGGAGCCCCCAAAAAACGGCGGTACTCGTGTCGTTGTGCTTATACTTGATTTTGCTGTTCCCGGCGGAATAATAGGCGTACTGTGCTTGTTTGCTCGCCTCGTTAGTGTTTCCGAATCTAATGTTCCCGAAAACCTCGTACTCCGAGAGGAGGAAAAAGTAATCCGTCGTCGCCGTGACGTTGCTCGCCGCCTCGCTTCCTCCGCCAGTGTTGTCCGTGTACTTGGTAGCGGACTTGAGGACGGCGCGGAGCGCTTCCGGAATTACTGCAATAATCGTCCCGGAATAGTTCGAGAGGCTTGTCCCACAAATGTTTGTACGCATTTGCGATGAGTTCCATCCACCGGAGTTCGTGTTGGTGCTGTTCATGGAGAAATAGCCGGTTGTCGAAACGGTCGAGCGATAGGAACTGTCGCATAGCGCAACGTCTGTGCCGCCGGACAGCGCGGTCTTTGCAAACTGAAAATGGATGCGGTTTGTGCCCTCTAGCTCTTGATTGTGATTGAATCCGATGATAAATGCGTATGTTGTGTAATTCGACAGCGTAAGATGTCCAACCGTTCCATCAAGTGTTACTTCCTTTCGGTCACCGATGCTCCAATAGTTTGCACCTTGTCCCGCGTCGGAAACGGACTTGATAACGCTCCACTCGTTGTCGTTGAGCGTATGGCTTACGAACAAGAGCGCCGCCGCGTAGCTGTCCGTGATGGATACCGTTTTTGTATCAGATGTCTGTCCGCCAAGTGTAGCAGTTACGCTCCATGTACCGGCCTCCGGAACGGTAAGCGTGCACGTTCCATTGACCGATCTGCCACTCACAGACAGGCTACCTTTTGTCGCGGTAACAGTTGCACCAGATGTCACAGTTACAATGATTTGCAGTTCTGTACCGGTCTGAATGTCCTGAATGGCTGCCACAAATCCGTCTGGGTAGACCAGTGGAGCAGATGTGCCGCCCTTCGCCCGGATCGCATCCGCGACCTTTTTGAGGTCAGTGTCGTTCGTCAAATATTCCGCCATCAGAAGCTCCCTCCATTCGCATTGTCAATTGTCACAGCCGCCCATGCGCCGTTAACTACGCGCAGGAATTTTCCATTATCAGCGGTGGTAACAGACGGCACACCGTTTGGGATTTCCACGGTTTTCGCCGCGCTTCCGTCGTAGCTCGTCGTCGTATCGCCGATCTTGATGTTGAGTGTATGTGGGTTTTTGAGTGCCGTCGGGATTGTTGGGATATCGGACGCTCTCGCCAGTGTTCCATGCCAAGCGTACCACTTTTCCACAGTCCCATCCCATGCCGCGACTAGATACTCCGGTTTTGCCGACACGTTAAGTGCTCCAAGTATTGCAAATCCGAGTATCATCCCCCCGTACACGCTTAACGTAAGCGGCAGTGTGTATGGTATGTCATCCCCTACGAGCGTTACGTTCGCATACACCGCATACCCTGCCGCATAGGCCGCATACACTTCCTCAGCCGTTTTGTCGGCAGTTGTGCTATTGTCGTCTCCTTGTGTCACTGTCACATAAAATGTGCTTTTCACTTTGCCGGTCGCGCCGTTGACAGACGTGACGGGGGCCTCCGTCAGATAATCCGTGCCGGGAACCGCGGCGCTGACGCCTCCCGCGCCATCGCCCTTCAGGATGCCGCTTGCCGTGATCTTGTTCTGCTTGGAAGACAGGGCGCTTTTGATCTTGCCCCAGAAGTAGTTCAGGCCGGTATTGTCAAGATAGGCCATTTGCCCCTCCTTACGTGTCGGCGGTGATCGTGTCGATCTCCGTGTTCGTGATGGATACGATCTCGAACATCGCGCCCAGCGCGTCCCAGTCCTTGCCTGTCCAGGCGTAATTCATGCCGGTGTCCTCGACGTTCCAGACGTCGCCGACCTCATTCCCGCTCGTGGGAAGGGCAGAATATGTCGTCTTGCTTCCCTTGTACTTGTAAAGGCCGGTGATATCCGTCTTTTTGGCATAATCGCTTGCCGCGCTGAAGGCCGCAAGCTTGCTGTAATCCGCAGCGGTCATGAGCCCGGGAGAGCTGGCCGTAGCGGCCTCGTATTTCGTGTCCGTAAACACGGCGTCCGCCGGGACGTCCTTTGCCACGGTATGCCCGTTCACCTTCTGGGCGTCGTCGACTACGCCGTCTCCGTCCTTGTCGTACACGCTCTTGAGCATGTCGCCGCCGCCCGCGCTGGCTACGGAGTCGTCGACGTATTTCTTCGTCGCGGCGTCCATGTCGGCGGTTGGGGCCGCGCCAAGCGTCAGCTTGCCGGTCAGCGTGCCGCCGGTCAGCGGCAGATACTTCGCTACAAGGGGCTTGATTTTGCTGTTCCAGAGATACAGCAGGCCGTCGTTGTCCAGGTATTTACTCATTTCAACATCTCCTCAATTTCAGTATTCGTGATCCGCTCCGCTGCGGGCGGGATCGTGTTCAGTTTTTCTGTCAGTCCTGTGATTGCTTTGATCGGATGCTGGTCGTCCGCGTCCCGGTTGGTCAGGGCGCGGTGGTCGGTCGTTCCGCCAGGGCCCGCCCGGACTGCGACGTTAAATTCCACGCCGACCGGGCCCGGGGAGCCGAGCTCAAAATTGATCGGGCCCATCACAACACCGCCTTTGAAAGCGCGGCGGATACGTCGATCTGTTTTTTCTCAGATCCGAGCACATCGCCGCTCTTGAATTTCACGCGGATCTGCATCGGGCAGATCTTCGGCAGGCGGAAGGTTTCTTCCTGCGTCAGGGGAAAGTAAAATTTCCCGTCTTCATATGTAATTTGACCGGGATAATATTTTTGCAAATACAGGAGCGTGATCTCGACTTTCTCGATATCATCTATCCTGAGCGCCTGACTGTTGTTTGTAACTGTAACGGCCAGACTGTAAGCATCGCCCTGTACCACGGGCTTCACCTCCGTTTCTTATGTTCCTACGATCTCGCAGTCCGCCGCGGCGATGCCGCTGAGGCGAATGTCCATGCTGGTGATTGTTCCGGTGATCTTCGTGCCCCACGGCGTTGTGGTCTGCACGTAATCGCCCGGGGCTTCCTTGTCCATGACAATTTTGACACTGTGCGTCTGACGGCGCATATAGTAGTCAAAGACGTGCTGCGCGACGGCGGCAACGTTGTCGCTGTTGACAAGCGTAGCGTCGCGCACCTCGATAACATTCGGCTTGGTCTGCGTGGTGGCGTTCGGATTGGCCTTGGACGTGACCGACGTCGTGTGATAGTAGGTCGTACCGCCGACTTCTACGCTGTCGCCACTTCCTGACACCGAATAGCTGTGTGCCGTCACGCGGATCTCCGTGACCACTGCCGCTGTTTCCACGCTGCCGCCCGTGTATGTTCGGTCAAGTGGGATCGTGGCAGGGGAGGCCGATGTGAGCCTCCGGACGCGCACGCCGCGCGACGCGCTTGTGTCAATGGTCGCACGAAGCGCGAAAACGATCTGTTGCAGCGCTTCTCGTTTCGTGCAATCCGGGATATAGCCGGTTACGGTCTCGTCTTCCAGCGCAGGGTCGAAGTCCAGCGTGAAGTGCGCGCCGAGAATCGAGGTTATCAGCTCCTTCGCGTTTTTGCTGCTGTAGACCGCCGCCGCGAAGGGCTCGTCGTCCAGAATGCCCAGCGCGTCCTGGCAGGATACATCATAGAGCCGTTCGCTCGACCGGGACGAGCTCTTGATGTAAAAGACGCCGATCAGCTTTGCGCCGTCATAGGCGCTGACGGGCTGCTTCTCCTGAAAAATGAAGTCAATATCGTCTGAGTTGTCGAGCGTGAAATCCAGCGTATTGATCTCCACGTCGTCGGAGATCACGCTGACGCCTTCGGTGACGGTGACGCTGCGCAGATCCTCTCGCTCGAATTCCCGGACGATGCCGAAGGATATCTGTCTGAGCTTCGCATAGCGGTACGGCAGGCTCGTCTTTTTCAGCTCAATCACGAGCTTGTTGTAGCCCGTGACGGGCTTGGCGCAGAAATATTTCTGGCCGTCCGGCGTGAAGTCCTGCGACGCGACGATTGTCTCGCCGTTGTACCACGTCATGGTCAGGGCGCTGCAATAGTCGCCGGTGCCACCGTCAAAATAGAGGTAAATTCCGGAGCTTGCGAACGTGCCGTCCAGCGTGATAGTCAGCGTCGGGTTCGCGTCAAAGGTGCAGTCCGCTTTGCTCGGAGCCGAAGACCAGAACGAAGCAATTTCGTTCGTCCGTATCGGTCGCGCGCCGTCTAGCGTCCATTGGTTCAGCTCGTTCGTTGCGACGGTCACCGGCTCCGTGCCGTATGTCAGCAGGGACAGGTCGGAGAACGGCTGCGCGGCGGTGCTCGCCACGCTGGCTGCCTCCGCCGCGCCTACCGCGACGTCCTCATAGATCACACGTACACTCATACCGGCGTCCTCTTGGGCTTCATGGCGATAAAGTTGATCGTCAGATTGCCCCAGTCGTTGCGCCCGTCGTAGCTTCCAGAAAGACTATCCTCACCGTTTGATACGTAAGCTTCGTATGTCATAGTCCCCTGTGCGTAGGGGACGGTGAGTGTGTGGCTGTTGACAGGGGCGGAAATCGCCTCATAAAATTCGTCGTATTCCTCCGGGTCGGAGGATACGGGATCGATTTCGAGGATGTAGTTGTAATACGTGCCGATGATATCGCGGGTCATCGCGCCGGTCATGACGCGCCCGGCGTTGTCGCCGTCGAGGACAGAGAACGACCGCTTGCAGCTTACGACGTGCAGATTGTAATACGCCTTTCCGTCAAGGCTCAGGGCGCTTCTCATGTCTTCACCCCCGCAAGGCGGACGCCGACGCGCTGCGTCTCCTCGTTGTTCAGCTGGTAGATCGCACGGCCCAGCTCACGGCGGTCAAGCTGGAGGATGACGGTCATCTGCCGTCCTCCCGCGCCGCCGGTCTCGTTCATGGCCTGCTTGAACGCCTGCACCATTGTGGCAAGCGGCGTTTCGATATTCGTTCCGCTTTTCTGGTCTCCCAGCACAGCCATAAATTCCCGGTTCGGCGGAATGACCGCGCCGGAGGCGAGACGGGGGAGCGCTACGCGCGATACCGGCGTAATATTGATGCCGAAGGACTTTCCACCGATGAGCGGAACCCATTCCGGCATGTTGAATTGGATCTTATTCAGTGCTGAGATCAGAAGATTGATGCCGTCAATGATAAAATTGATTGCCCCTTCTACCGTACCGACGATGAGATTCCAGATACCTTTCAGGATATCGAGGACACCATTCCAAGCCTTCTTCCAGTCCCCAGTGAATACGCCGGTCAGGAAGGTAATAAGGCCGCTGAGGATCTTTTTCCATGCGTTGTACTGGTCGGAGAATAGCTTTCCAATCGTTTCAAAAATCGCAGCAAGTGCCGGGTTCTTGCCCTGCAGCCATGTAATAAATGCGCTCCATGCGTCCTTGATGGAGTTTACAATCGCGTTCCACGTCTGCTTAAGCCCTGCCCAGATCTGCTTTGCGCCCTCCACGGCGAGCTTCATATCGCCAGTAAAGACGCCCTTGAAAAACTTCCCGAAGCCATCAATGACATTTTTCAGGCCGTTGATAAGCTCTTCGCCGTGTCCCGTAAAGGATACCAGCGCAACGAGAATCGAGGCAATTCCAGCAATCAGAAGAGGTATCCAGCTGCCCGTCAGGAGGCCGATTCCGATACCGGCAGCGAGCAGCCCGGCGATAATAGTCAGCGTGTTTTCCAGTGTGAATCCGTTGTTGATTACGTCCTTGATACCAACAACGAGCATTGCAAGACCGCCTACCACAAGGGCGATGCCTGCCGCTATCGGCCCGAATGCGAGCGCGAGCCCGCCCGCGAGGGCCGCGAGCCCAGCAATCATGCCGAGAAAATTAGTCAAGTCGATACCGTTGTTCCATGCGTCCAGCCAGAAATAGACAAGCGCAAACGCGCCTGCGGCCGCAAGTGCGATGCCGCCGATCTTGCTTAAGCTGTCTGTAAACATGCTGGCGATCTTCCACGCGAGCAGTCCGGCCGCGATCGCGCCGACAATGCCGAGGATGTCGTTCAGCTTATCTTCGGCAAGATCCAGATTCGAGAAATCCGGCGTGATCCCGCTCGAGTCGGCAGCGCCGCCCGCTCCGCCTCCGCCGCCGGACGCCTGATTGCTGGTGATCTGGTTGATCTCGTCAAATCCGGCCATGCTTTTGCTTGCGTCTTCTGCAGCAGCGCCCACCCCTTCAAGGGCTTCTTTTTCGGCATTCAGGCCTTTCGCCGCCGAAACCTGCGCGCCCCAGCTCTTCCCGGAAAGCAGTCCGAAAAACTTTGCGATTGCCGTCACGACCTGTGCCAGAATGTTGACCAGCTTCACAAAAACCGGGATCACGACTTCAAGGATCGGCTGTGCAAGCGTCAGAAGAGCTGCTTTCAGTTGCGCGATAGATGCACGGGCCGCCTCATTCTGCGTGATCGTCTCGCTAAGCCAGCTGCGAAGCTGGGAAAGGCCGCGGGACAGGACAGTAAAGACCAGCGCGCTCCTCAGTACCCCGCTTAATCTTCTCCCGAATTTATCCATGCTTTTTTCGACGCTTGCCGATATTTCCGCCATTTTAGCCGAGGCTCCGCTTGCATTTGTGATCTGCTGCACCAGCTCTCCGGCTTTAGCCTTTGCAACGTCAAGCGCAGCAGTCTGGGTTATCACCTTGTCGGTGATCTTTGCATATTGACTCCCAAGCCTTTCCGCCGTTTTGTTTTGCTGCACCAGCAGCTGTTCCTGCTCTTTGATCTGCGCAGCAACCTCCGCCTGTCGAGAATAAGCGTCTATGTACTCCGCTGGATTAGCCGAAGCGCTTCCGGACGTGATGCCCTTTAGGCGGTCAGCCTCCGAGCGGAGCGATTTCAGCGCGTCTTCCGTCTGCTTTGCGGACTGAAGCGCAGCGTCCAGCTCCTTTTTAAGCCCGCTCTGCGTTCCGGTATCCTCATTCAGCTTTGCTTCCATCTTGTCGATTTTCGCAGACAGCGTATCCAGCTCTTTCTGTGCCTTTTTCGCGTCCGCGTCGACGGCGATCACAATTTTCCCATCTGCCATATTTTCACCACCTTTTCGGTTGATTTTTGTCATTATTTGTGTTATCTCCCAAGTAAGGAGGGAAGAAATATGAGTGATTGCATTATCCAAATCAGCCGGGACAATTCTTTTTACGGTTCTGGCCTGACCGTCGGCGTTGCATTGGATGGCTGTGATGTCGGCACGCTGAAAAACGGTGAAGAACTTCGCGCTGTGGCCGCTCCTGGCCAGCACGAACTTTCTTTTTACCGGTATCGCCGTCTGGATAAAACCATATCCTTTGCCATTGCCGAAGGGCAGCAGAATGCTTTTTTTACCATCAAAATCAACGCCTCGAACCGCGTTGACGTTGTTGGCGGGCTAAAAACCAAGAAGCAGGCGAAACGTCCCAGCGGTTGTCTGACTGCCTTGATTGTGTTTCTTTGCATCGCTGTCTTTATCGGTGCAGCCTTTGCTTCCTGTGGGTCGTCTTCCAAGCCCGAAAAGGTTGGGGAATCAAGTTCTTCTTCGCAGCAACCACAACAGCAGACTGATTCCAGCCTCGAAACATTTGACGTTGGGGATCAGGTCGTTCTGGACGACGTGACGGTCACGCTGCTCAGTGTTACCGAGAATTCCGGCCAGAATTACGTTTCCCCGGATGAGGGAAAGGTTTTTGTTCTGTGCGAATTCGAGATTGAAAACAATTCAGCCCGCGATATTGCGTCCAGCACCATGCTCTCTTTCGAAAGCTACATCGACGGCTATACCACCAGTCTTAGCCTCACCGCCATGATGAGTTCCGACGAGCCGCAGCTTGACGGCACAATTGCCGCCGGAAAGAAGATGAAGGGCGTTGTCGGGTACGAAGCGCCGCAGGGTTGGAGTGAGATCGAGATTCGATTCTCTCCAAGCTTCTGGGGTAGCGAAATCATTTTCGAGTATAAAAAATAAGTTTTTCTCGCTGCCGCCCCTAACCGGGGCGGCTGTTTTTTGTCCCGACGCCCCATGCGGCAAGCAGGTCTGCTTCGGCCTCCGAGTATGTCGTCTTCAGATCGACAATATCCCGGTTGCGCCGGTAGAAATCCCTCTCCTGTTTGTCGAGGTTCTTCCCCCTGGCCTTTTTATCGCGGATGGAAACCACCTGGGCATACAGGCAATCTCCGATTTCTTGATAGTACGCTAGAAACGAATACCAATGCAGGTATTCCAGCGCCCTGACCTCGCAGCCCGCGATTCGGTTGATGGGCGCAATATAGAGGTCGAAGTCCTGTGCCCATGACATGATCTCTGGCTGTTTTCTCTTTTCCAGGGTCTCCTGCCCGTGGTCGATGAAGCGGAAGCACTGGTTCAGGGCTTCCTGATAGTCGCTGGCGGGCATTTCTTCGAAGCCTGGATAGAAGATGGTCAGCGCCGCTTCCGCCTTATCCCGCTCATCCAGTTCCCTGTCTGTCAGGGCTACGAGGATATCGAGGATTGCGCGGTAATCAGATTGGATCGGATACGTTGTGCCGTTCACGTCGACCGTGGTCGGCAGCGCCCAGATCACTTTTTCCATTTTGCTGTGTATTTCGCAATCCTCGGGTTGGTCTTCTTCTGCTCTGCCGCGAAGCTCGTGTCGATCTGATCGATCACGGCCAGCATGAGGTTGCACCATACTGGCAGGCCGTCGGCCAGCGCGTAGACGTTCATGGTTCCAAACAGGGCCGTGCAGACAGGCTTGGAAAACAGGCCGTCGATCATATCCCGCATTTCCGCGTCGCGGCGGCGGGCAATGGCGAAAATCTCCTTCTTGTCCACGCAGTGTTCGATTTCGGTCTTGTACGCCTCCTGTTTCTTGTCCAGCTCGTCAAATGTGTTGAAGATCTGTTCAACAAACGCGCTGTCGGTCGGGTTGAAGGAGACTTCCGCCGCGTCGTTCAGCTTGAACGATACGATACCGGTTTCAAATTTGATTTCAGGCATTTATGCAGCCTCCTTATGCCGCGTCCGGCGTAAACGTGATGGTTCCATCCGAACCGCGCGCTGCGGTTCCTGTTGTCCTGTTTCCGCCGTATGTCACTTCAATGTCCGAAGCAAGAACGCCGCCGCCCTCGCCTCCGTCTGTCGTGACGAGCACCGCGCAGGCGTCATACTGCTCTGCAAACGACTTCCCTTCGGAGTCCTGCAGGTATGTGTGGATGATCAGGCATTTCTGATTTACCAGAGCAGCATGGTCCTTCTCCACGACTGCAAGATTGAGCAGATGGTTCATCACGTCGTCACCGCCTACAATCTCACTGCCGGAAAAGCTCTGTGTCATTTCTGGTGTCTGTGCGTTCGTGTACACGTGCCCCAGAATGTCCTTCTTTGTTTCCTGCCCCCAATCGTAGTTGATGGAGCTCTCCGTCACCTTGACGCCCATCGCCGACCACTTCGATGTGGTGCTGTCGCTGGTGTCCAGAGCGGTAATCAGCATTTCACGGACTGCGCTCTCGCCGTTTTTTGCCGCGATTGTGTATTTATTTGCCATAGTTAAATCACCTCATATGTCATTTTCATCAAAATCTGATGATCTTCGGAGCCGTCTTCATATGGCGTAAGCATTGTCGCGCGTGCTGATATTTCCATCTTTCGCACTCGTATCCCATCGCCTAAAGACGGATGATTTTTTGTTGCCCACTCACCGAAGCGATTCAACATTGCATCGGCTCGTAAGCGCTTGTCATTGCTGTTTCCGGGAATAATGCGTGCCACCATTGCGAATCGATATGCAGCCTCATATCCGCCCAGAATGTATGGCCCCCGTGTGATGTACGTCCCCGGAATTACAGATAGTTTCATGCCCGCAGAATCAGCGGGTAAGAACTCATAGTTGATCGCCGCGGCTGGTATGTCCTCACCAGTAAAAGAGTTAGCCCATACCATCATTTTTCTTGAAATGTCATCTTCTTCCGCTATTGATACAAGCTTCTTCTCGTCAAAGTTCATTTTTCACTGCCTTATCTGCTACGCGAATCCATTTTTTAAGGTTCTCGGCTTTCGATGCTTCAAACCAGTATGATTGAGCCTGATTGTGTCCAGCCTTATTGAACTCAAGGTTCTTGTCGGTCAGCACCTTTGTCATCCCTTTCTTCGCGTATGTGCTGCCGGTTCCCGGGTCTACCATCACTTTCCCGTAATATAGGAACCGCGCGTATGGGCCGGGGTAGATAATCGCGTTTCCTTCGACCTGTGTTCTGCGGTCGAGGGAGCCGGTCAAAAACGGCACATACTGGCTTGTGTCCTTTTCTACCTGTAATGCCACAATGTGTTCGGCTTTTGTGCAAGCCCGTGCTATAGCATCCTGAAGCTCGTCAAAGCCGTCGGTTTTCACACTGAATTTCAGCATCACGTGCCTCCGACCTGCCAGTGCTGCATAGAAGGACTGCCGAAGTCCTTCATGTCCACCTTTGTCACTTTGTACACATCGTCGTAAAGCATCTCGATCTGTTCTTCCGTCTTGTCCGGCTCGACTACTTCGCCCTTCACAAAGAATGTTGTGCCGCCGTTACCGTCCGTAGATAGCGTCCAGATTTTGCTTTTATCAGTTGCACGCCAGAACTCTTGCGGGCCGACGTAGCGCTTTTCTGCGCCCGTCACGCCGTCTACAGCAACCGCAGAGAACGGAATGTACAGATTCACTGCGTCCGCGCCTTCAAGCCCGCTCTGGCGGACGTTGGCCGCCTTGGAGGCTTCCAGCAGAACGCCGCGCAGGACGGTGATGTAGGTTTTCTCCACGTCCTTGAATGTCGCCGGGTCTGTCTCCTGCGAGACGTTGTAGATGGTTACGGTGTGGGGGAACATGGACACGGCCCATACCCCCTTGCTTTTAGTAATCCGGTCGGCCCGAGGTACGCCAGCACGATCTCCCGGCGGCGCGTCTCCGTCCGCTGCATATCTGCCTGCGACAGATTGCGTGAGCCAAAGCTGCGCGACCAGCCGCCTACCGTCTCACTCGATACCGGCCGGTCGGTCGTGTAGACGAGGCTGTCCAGCTTCCCGGCGTCCTGCTCCAGCTCGGCCAGCGCACAGACGCAGTTCTGGACTGCTTCGAGCTTATCCCCGGCGGCGGAGCGCGCGCGGCTCATGGTGATGTAATCGACATAAGCCGACGCCTTGCGGGCGAGGCCGCAGAATTGCTCTTCGTCCAGCGCCGTCCCACGGTACACGGTCGCGTAAAACTCATAATCGGCGTAGATCATGCTGCGCCCTCCTTCCGGTCAGCCTCCGCACCCGCCACGCGGGCGCGGAGGCTTGGTTTTACTTGCTTACGTCTGCGCCGATGAACAGGCCGCAAGGATCGGGCACGACCGGGATAAACAGGCCGCTTGCCTTCGTCCAGGTGGTCTTCGGGTCTGGCGTTTCCCACTGGGTAATGGTGATATACTGCTGTGCACTCTTGTCGGTGTACGGGCCATAGCCCTTTTCTTCCGGCGTCACGCCCCACAGGCCAACGCCGAAGGAATTGGTCGTACCATTGGACAGGAATGCAACCTTGTCATCCGGGAAGAAGCGGTACGTCTTTTCCGCGCCATTTGCAGCCTGCGCCTTATAGCGCTGGTCGTTGGTCGTGATCTGGCCAAAGCCAAACAGCTCGGTAAAGAGGCTGCGCAGCTTCTCGGTGGTGACGTATGTACCAGCGCCGACCGTGCCGTACACGAGGGTCTGAATGCCCTTGTTGGACGCGAGTTTGCGCAGGATCTTCGTGCCGACGACCATTTCGCTCAGCGCGTGACCGGATGCTGCCGCCTGATCTGCGATGGTCTGAAGCTGGCCGATAACATCAGCCTCCGGGCCGAAGTCGATCTTAAACCCGGTGTTTGCGGACGGGACACCGTAATCGACGGTCATGTTGAGGTTATTTTCCTTGATGGTCATTTTGCCGGTCGCGATAACTTCCATTTTCGCGACCTCGGTTCTGACCTTGACCGCATCGGCCATCAGGCGCATATCGTCAAAGACATAGCTCACGATCGCGCTGTCGGCATATACGCCGTTTTCGTTGAGCAGCTGCACCCGCTCGGACTGGTTGATCTTGCGCTTGATAAACAGCTTCTCAACCTCGGTCTTTTCGAGCGCGGGGCGCGTGGCGATCTCTGCCTCGGTGTCAAACGCATGGACGGTCGCCATCGTGGGGATCTGTGCGCCGTTTGCGAGGCGCAGGTACTCTGCTTTCAGGCTTTCGGTTTTCTGATCCGGGAACAGCCGGTCTCCGAGGTAGGCCGGGCGCGCAACGGAAATGTTCTGCGAGAAATCCAGACGGTCAGCGTCGGAAATCAGTTCAAGAATGTCAGGCATGGTGTTTTTCCTCCTTCTTTAGGCCGTAGTCCACACGGGGTACAGGGTCACATTGCCGGTCATTTCGACCTTGGAGACGGCAGCGCCGCCCTTAGACGTGCTCCAGCCGGTCTGGGTGTTGCCGCTCTTGGTCAACGGGTATTCGGTCGAGACGTCGGCATAGGAGCCCTCTGTGTAGACGTTCTCGTCGACGGGCGGCGTGCCGCTGCCGTCGTTTTTGTCGTAGGTCACGGTATAGCCGCGCGTGATCTCCGGCGCATCAACAAATGTGAAGCCCTTGCCGGACAGCGCGGTCTTTGCTGCGGAGGCCAGCGACAGGCGGTCTGCCAGCACACGGCCCGCGACCATCACGGAGCCGGGAATATTGCCGTCCGTCACATCGATATCCTCAAACACGATGCCGACGGCGTTCGAGTTGTCGGACGGGAACGGCGTACCAGCCTTTACGATCTTGTACTTGCCGTCCTGCACGCCCATCGACGCGGGGATTTCACGGGTTTTCAGGACGAGGCCGACTTCGCTTTCGAGGAAATTCGGCCTGACTTCTGCTTTTGTGTTTACAACGATAGACATTTTTCAAATCACTCCTTGTTTGGTGTCTGCGCAAACTGCGCGTTGAACTGCTGCGCGTACATTGCGCCCTTGCTCTTTGCTGCCGGTGCGCCTCCCTGGCCGACGGGCTTGACGAATGTGGGCGTGGGCTTATCTGCCTGAAACGCAGTCGGATCTGCTTCGAGCTGAGCCTTGTGCCACTCGTCGAAGCCGGTCAGCTCGCCGTCTTTCAGTTCAAGGTGTTTCTCCTTGAGGTCTGCAAGGTAAGCTTTCTCGGCGGCTTTGGAAGAGAACTTGACGCCCTTGGCCGTAATCGCGCGGTTCATGGCGTCGGCGTAGTCCCGGCTTGCCAGCTGCGCCTTGTAATCTTCGGTTTCCTTGGTGTACCGGCCCTGAAGGTCTTCGAGTTGCTTGCGAACGCTCTCAGCGTCCCCGCTGGACTTCCTCAGGTCTTCGATGTCCTTGTTGCGGTCGGTCAGTTGCTTTTCCACGGCCTCTTTGTCCGCCTTTGCGTCCTCTGCGGCCTTTTTGTGCTTCTCAATGTCCTTGCCGTTCATGGCAAAAACCTTGTCCGCCTGCTCTTCTGTCAGGCCAATGCTCAGCAATTCTTCTTTTTTCATGGTTTCTCCTTACGGGATAGGCTTTTTAGGTCGTCGCCATGACCTCCCGCCTGCACTTTTAGGCTTGCAGATAGCCAATTTTTTGTATAAACCCCGCTCATGCGGTTTTTACCGAAACAAAAAGAGCCAACCACTAAGAAAATCTCAGTAGTTGGCTCATCGTGCCATTCCGCGCACTCGATTGTGCTGCGGTATCTGTATTACTTTTTCAGCTCTTCCGCCTTGATGATCTGTGCCTTGACTGTTCCGTCCTTCATGCGCTTCAGCTGAACGCGGAACCCGGCGGCAAGCGCCCGCTCAATGGCGGCTTTCAGTTTTTCGTCAATCATATAACACCTTCATTCTCTCCGGCTGCTCTGGCAGCCCTGCGGCCTTGCTAAAATCATGGTATTTCGTGTTCAGGCGGCGCAGCTTGGCTGTTGCGGCAGTCTCCTTATCCTTTAGACCAGCAGCTTTATAGGCGTTTTTTAAGCGTTTCTGCTTGCGAATCGACCGTTCGAGCCGTCTTTGCATCTGACTGGCGCTATATTGGTCGTATTCCTTCCCGTCGAATGCAAACTTGTGATTCTCTGGTTTCATGTCTTCCAGATCGGCGTCTGTGTATGTGCGTTCCATAACGCCGTCTATGAAGGGATGGAAGGTGTGTCGGCAGTTGGCTAAGCGCCGCCGATACCGGTTACACTACCATAGCCGCAGCTTGATACAAAATCCGGATAATTGGCGTCATTCATCAACCCACCTTCTTTCTGCATTTATGCGGCGGCTCTGTTAAGGCTCTTTCTATGCTCCACCCAGCATTTAGCCTCCGTCGAATAGAATCCCTTGGCGCACCTTTTAGCTGCTCCCATTCGGATACGGAATGTGTTTCCCCGTTGAAGCTTATAAATCTATTCGTCCGCTTATTGTTGGCCTGCTCTTTCATCGTCACCCATCGGCAATTCCCCGGTTCATAGTTTCCGTTTACGTCAATTCTGTCGATGGTCAGCGTGTCATTGTACCCACTTTCCGCCGCCCACTTTTGGAATTCAGAAAAATCCGCTTTCCATAAATCATGCAGTGTAATCCCGCGGCCACCATAGTTCTTGTATTCTGGTGCATTTTCATCAAAGCACCTTGTCTTAATCCCGCTCCATATCCTAAAAAGTCGAGTGTTCGTTCCCCCGTGCTTGTAATTGATTCTTTTCATTCTATCACTGCACGTCTTTTTCCTTTTGCAACCGCAGCTTGTACTTAGCCCTCTGTTTAAATTCGAGGTACTTGATTCCGTTTTTCCTCCGCAATCACATTTACACTCCCAAATGCTTTTCCCGCCGCGTTTTCCGACGTATCTAACTGCCGTTAAACTCCCAAACCTTTTCCCTGTTAAATTTAAAATTGCTCCCATAATTACCGCCTTTCGTAACCGCCTTATTTTGAACAAACGGAAGACGGTAAGGCAGGCCGCTTTTCACCCCGTCGGGCTATCCGTTTGTTTCAAACTTGTTTGTCCCAATGGAACACGCGCCCCTGCCATTCTGAATGGGCTTCCCAGCCGTTCGGCCCCGGCACATTTCGTGCGCCGTAGTGCGCTGACACTTCCACAAGGTCTGTCTCTAGGTATTCCATAGACTGTATCGCGTATTTCTGGTTTATCGCATTTATTCCCGTCATAACGGCCCGTCTGGCCGCTACGTCTATCTGGTCTACATGGCCGCTCGAATAATCGACCGTCTTGATCCCGCTCTCAGCCAGTTCCCGGATGCTTTGTTGGATTGCTGCATTGTAAGAAATTGCTCCGCTCTGTATCTTCATCGTAGCCGCGTCTAAGGCGTGTTGGTAAGCCTGCGCGGGCGGAAGCATCTTCTGGCCGTTGTCGACCAGGAACCCCAAGGATTGCGTCAGGTTGCGGAATTCGCCGAGCGTCTGCCTGCGGATCGCATCGATATCGGAAGCGTCTACCAGCCTATCAGGCTTTGTCACGTCGGCCAGCGTAATGAGGTCGTTGTAATATCGCTGGTTTCGCTCCACAACGTCGTCCAGCAGTTTGTTCAGCTTTTCCTCGCTGATATCCGCCGTCTTCTGGATCGCCTTTCTGATCTTTTTGAGATCAATGCCGTGCGACCGCAGCGCCCGGATTGCTTGAAGAGTCACTTCGTTCAGCTGATCTTTCAGTGCAAGACGACTACAAATCTCATTGAGAAGCGTATCTTCCAGCCCGCGGAATAGTTCCGCAAGTTCTTCGGGAAGGGCATCAAGTATTTCCGGCCGAAACGGATATTTCATTTGCTTTCCTCCGTTTCACAATCTCATCATAGTGCGGCTTTACTCGAATTACATTCCAGTCGCATTCCTCCGGCACTTTCCCGTAGAATATCACCCATTCCGGTGAAAGCCGTTTCATCATTTCCTCATAGCCGCGCAGAAACAGGCGCTTGCTTTCTTTGTTTTGCTGTGTGCCTACCGAGGAAACAGCCACCACGCCGCCTCCAGCCCCGCCTCTGCCGCCCATTACTCCACCTCCCCAATGTCAAAAATATCTTCTATGTTTACATTAGATTTTGCAATAATTCTCCCTTTGCCGCCCGCATAAAAATCGAGCATGTGTCCGTTCAGAAATCCAACAAAAAAGCCATTCGGCCAAATAGGTGGATTGTCGCAAAGTACAGACAAATTCGATATTTTGCGCATGTGAATGCCAAAAGA